TGACGACGGTAAGTCGATCACTTTTCGAGCGTCGATCGAGAGTGAAGACCGTGCGGGTGATGTGATCAAGGCCGAAGGGTGGGAGCTTGGAAACTACAAGCAAAACCCGGTGGTGCTTTGGGCGCACAGGCACGATCTTCTGCCGATTGGCAAGAGTATCGATATCTGGGTGGAGAACGGGTCGTTGTTTGCGACTATCGAGTTCGCCCAAACCGAGTTTGCTCAGCAGGTTCAGAAACTGTTTGAGGGTGGATTTCTACGAGGAGTTTCGGTGGGGTTCCGTGCTTTGAAGGTTGCCCAAAGAGGTAATGCAACGAAGCGAGGGACGGTTTTCGAACGCCAGGAACTTCTCGAGATAAGCGCTGCGCCTGTTCCGATGCATCCGAACGCTTTGGCCGCTGATTCAGAAGCTCGCAAAAGTAACGATAGCGAACAGCGAGAACTTCTCCCGCTTTTCAGACAACTCACTGAGATTTGGCAGTCGATTGCTGCCCGATCTAAATAGGAGAATTTTCTAACTTATGTCACTTCAAGAACTTGAAGCTGTGAAAAAAGAGCTTGCCGATATTTCAGCGTTCGTAAAAGAGCGTGGTGAAGGTCGAGTAAAGGACGAAACTGATCGGCTTAGCTCAGCGGTGGAATCGCTGGTTGAATCGTCAAAAGAGACCCGTCGCAATGATTTGCTCGTTGGCTCCGACAGTCACGCACGTCGGGTCGAAGCCGGGCCGTACGTTGGCTGTGATGCGCTCGACATGGCGATTGTTCGTAGCTTGCACAAAGCATCGCATGCGTTCAGTGCTTCGACTGGATCGGAACGTTGGGCGGGTCGAATTAAGGCTGCTATGGACTCGGTTACCGCTGCTGGTGGTGATGAGCTTGTTGCCACTTCCGAAGCCTCGCAGCTTTGGAACGATGTGAACCTCGAAACGATGGTTGCATCGCTGTTCAGCAGGATCAGCATGCCGACTACTCCGTTCGATATTCCGCTCCAGCTTGGTGATGTGAACTGGTACCCGGGTTCGGAGAACGTTTCGGCGAAATCAACTGCACTTACAACTGGTAAGCAGACGCTCACAGCTCATGAGCTGGTAGCTGAGGTTCCTTGGTCGCTTTCGTTGGAGGAAGACGCTGTAATTGCGATGCTTCCTGAGGTTCGTCGGACTCTGGTGCGAAACGCAGCAGAAGTTATCGATGATGTTCTGCTGAACGGTGATACTTCAGCCACGAACGGAATTAACTCTGATGGCGCGACTATCACGAGCACAACTCCAGGCAAGGCGCACTGGCTTGTTGGGTTCGATGGTCTGCTGCACTTGCCGTTGGTTGATAACACTTCTCAGGCGAACAACCTGAACGGTTCTGTCACCGCTGCTTCGTACAACCAGGCGCTGAAAATGCTTGGTAAGTACGGCGTTCGCAACAACGAATCTGTGTTCATTACTGATGTGAACACCTACCTATCGAGTTTGGCTTTGGATGAGGTCGAGACGGTCGACAAGCTCGGTCCTGCTGCAACGATTCTGACTGGCCAACTTGGTGTTGTTTACGGTCATCCGTTGATCGTTTCTGAACAGATGCGACTTGCTGACACTGACGGCAAGGTGACCGATGGTGCGACCGGCACGACGGGTCGAATTCTTGCAACGAACCGCAGCCAGTGGCGTGTGGGCTTTAGGCGAGAGCTTTCGATTGAGACTGAGCGTGACATTCAGAAGCGTCAAAACGTGATGGTTGTGAGCATGCGAATCGCTCTTAGCGAGCGCACTGGTGCTCGTGCTTCAGCTACGCACACTGCTCTGCAGTACAACGTGACTGGCGTCGTATAGAGCGTTTAGCTGACTGAAACCGGGTGCGAGGACACACCGCACCCGATTCATTTTTCAATTTCTATTTATGCGTTTTCGAACTGAAAACGCCAACGATTCGAGGACTTTTTTAATATGCCCGATAACAAGACGATTACTGATCCTGTGGCAGAGATTGCAGAGCGTGCTCTAAGGAAGACGAGTGTGCTGAATCTTGCCGGCTGGGATGGCAGTGACCAGCGATATGTTTTCGTTGCTCCGTACGACTGCAATATCGATCAGGTTCAGATTGTTTCTGACACTGGTGTTGCTGCGAGCGATACGAATTACTACGCCTTTCAGGTGCAGAACTTGACTCAGGCGGAGGCTCTTCTGGCGAGTGCGAAGACGACTGAATCTACTGGTGGCACGGCGATCACTGCCGATGTTGCTTACACGCTCGATCCTGACCAGAACGCTGTCGTTGATGATGGCGATGTGATCGAACTTCAGGTGACTGAGACTGGAGTTGCGACTGATCTGACTTCAGCCGAGATCTTGGTTGTAGTCGAGTACACATAGGCGGTTACCTACGGGTGCGCTTGATTAGTGCAATTCCCGATTGAACCCACCCTCTAGCTCCCTCCCGTTAAGGGAGGGAGGACTTAGACGCCTGCGGCGTTGGGAGCTTAAGAAAAATTATGACAACGAAAGTAGTTTCGTTTACGCGGCGTGTGGATGCTCCTGGTGAGAGGTCGAAGATTTCTCGCCAGGCGTTTCATCCTCGAAACGTTGTAGTGCGTGCGTGTGCGAGCAATCAAGGACAGGTGTTCGTTGGCGATTCGGAAGTAACTCGGAGCGATCCGGGACTGGGTCCGGGGCGGGCACTAGGTATGCGTGGATACCCGCGTGTAGATCTGACAAAAGTTTTTGTAGACGGCGAGTTTGCTGGAGACGGAGTTGAAGTGACGATTTTGGAATCGAATGCAAGGGTAGGTCGTAAGTGAGTATGCCAATTGGATCGACAACGGTTGTAACGCCGGGAACAGCTGTGGCAGTTGCGACGTCTGGTAACGCTGTATCGGCAGTTAGCTTTCGTGCACGTGCCGATAACACTGGCGCCGTTTACGTTGGCGATAGTTCCGTCGATAGCTCGAATGGGTATCGACTTGAGCCCGGAGACGAGTTGAATCTTTCTTTTAGAGAGACGATCGATCTTCGGAGGTTCTTTGTAGATGCTGATACAGCTAGCGATGGAGTGGACTTCGCGGGAGTTGCGGCTTGATCAATTCGAAAGCGATATTGAACCAAAGCTCTCGATTCGTTCCGTCTGATTCGATATTGAAGTTTGGCTACTCGCCGAACGGCGGAATCGAATTCGATAGCGTGAGCGAATTGCTTAGCTTTTCCAATAACGGAACTCCCAAGGTTGAGATTGGTTCCGATGGTCTCGCAATTCGGGACGGCAATGGGCTTGTTGTTGGGAATTCTTCACAGGTGGCGATCAACGGCACTCTCGAAGAATTTCAAATGCTTGGGAACGGCTCTGCAGATTCAACTGCGACGATTGCAAGGTGGAGCGATAGTTCGGCCGGACCACGTATTTATTTTTACAAGGGTAGAGGTTCCGCAATTGGCGCAACACCGGCTGCCGGGACGTTGGTTCAAGATGGAGACACGCTGGGAGAGTTTGTGTGGTGGGGTGATGACGGTAACGGTGCCAACCGCAATATCGAAGCTGCGAGAATTGCGGCTAAGGTCGACGGTACTCCTGGTACTGCCGATATGCCTACTGCCTTGATCTTCTCAACCACTTCGGATGGCGGAGCAAATGCTACTGAGCGTATGCGGATTGATCGACTAGGTGGCATGTACATCGGTGAGACTGTCAATGCGAACATGTCTCGCGGGATCACGATTAATCAGGGCGGTTTCGACAACGAGGTCCTTGATTACAAATCGAGCGATATCGCCCATGGAGTGACTGCGTTTGCCGAAACTGACACGTTCCATTTAGAACGAAAAGTTGTGGCTGATTCCGGGGGGCTTGAATCGATATCCCTAACTGAAGATACATATGCCGTTTCGGCTATTGGAATTGTAACTAACGAGGTTACGACTGATACATCGACCTCGCTTGGAGCGTTCATTTATTCAGCTCGTTTGAAGAGTGGTACTGGCGCTACCGACATGGCTGCTGCCGCAAACATGTTCACGTGGAACAACAACGGCGATACTCGTCTGCTGCTCAAGGGCAACGGAGATGTGCACATCGCCAACACGACGTTGTCGGCATTGGATGATGAAGATGACATCGGCCTTGTTCGAGCATTCCAGAAAGAAGCATCTGGTGGCATGGGCATCGCTATGACTAAGTGGGACGAGCAGGTTGTTGCTGAAGCAGATGATCTTAAGAGAGTCGGAGTGCTTTCGTCGGAAGGCGACTTTGTTGTTCAGCAGCGATTGAACTCTCTTTTTGGAGGGGCTATCTGGCAGCAGAACGAAAAACATTTGAACCTCGTCGAGAGAGTTAATTCGCTCACTGTCGCTCTCGAATCCGCAAATAAACGTCTAGCCGCAATTTCGGCACCAGGAAGAATTTAGGAGGCGCTATGCCAACAGTTTCGTACACAGTTTCTACAGCTCAGTTAAACGAGCTCAAAGCCGCGCTGGCTCATCATCAGGGAATAGATGTTTCTGAAGTTGCGAATGACGATGTGAAGCGGTGGGGCTTGCGACAATTTCAGTCGGTAGTGCGCAACTACCGCCAGTCGTTGATCGATTCATCCAATCCCGTTTCGAACGATCCGATTGCGAGTTAGTCGGAGATGAACTTTACTGAACACCTTCGTCAGTTCTTCGATGAAGAAGTAGCTGACGATGAATTGAATAATCTGGCTGTACACGCCATCGCTAATGACGTTCGACGGCTGAAGCCGGCCATTAGCGAAGCTGTGTGGGATTCGCGTCAACAGGCAGCGTTGGTTGGCGGCGGGAATCAGGCGGTTGCCAGGCTGAACGATGCTCGGCAACTTCATTCGATGTACGCCGCCGCACTCGACGAATTCAAATTAGTTACAGAGAACAATATTCCGGCAGAAGCAGTCGCCGGTCATGACGAGTCCATTGGGAGGACCGAAGATGACAGCGACAGCACCCGAGAGCATCGCTAATACCTACGCCGGAATCGACGACCTGAAAGCACGCATGGGTATTGCTGGAACCACGAACGATAGCGTTCTGTGGTCGACTTTGAATGCCGCTAGCAGAGCGGTAGATCGTTACTGCAATCGCCACTTCTACGCGCTTGAAGATGTTCGAATGTTCGATATCGAAGATTCGTGTCGAGTAGCGATTCCAGATCTGGCAACGGCTACTGAAATTCTCGAAGATCGTGATGGTGATCGCGTTTTCGAAACTGTACGCACTGCTTCTCAGTACGCCCTGTACCCATTGAACGCAGCTCCGACATCAGCCAATGGCCGACCCTACTCTGAGATTCGCTCAGATCTAGGTGTTGGAGTGGACGGATTCGCCGTAGGGCGTAGTCGATTAAGCATCGAAGGGCATTGGGGCTATCGATATCACACTGAGGAAACGGGATCGACAGTTTCGAGTGGTGGAGGGATTAGCTCGACCGTGACTGTTGTTCCAGTCGATGCCGTGAACGAAATTCAGGCTGGTATGACGCTGTTGATCGAAGGCGAGCAGATGTTTGTTCGCTTTGTGAACGGCACGAACCTGACTGTTAGGCGTGGGGTGAACGGAACGGCGACTGCCACTCATGCCGATGCTTCCGTTATCTCGTTTGTCGTGTTCCCTGCGGAAGTTTCTGAGGCTACGGCGCTACTGGCTGCGCGCTATTGGAAGAGCAAGGACGCTACTTCGGCTGAGCTGGCGG